TGATCGCGGCAGGTGAGGCATCGACCATCTACAAAAAATACGTCACGCAGACCCGTGGGGGATCTGGTGTCGAAGGGGCAGAAGAAGAAACCGTCCAAGCGCCAGGTCCTATTGTCTACGACTTCTCGTATTGGCAGCCGATTATTGCGTTCACATTGGCGGAACTTGATAAGCGCTCTCCTGTGAAGACAGGCAGATATCAATCAAGCCATCGGGTAATGATCGGGTCACAGTTCGTTGAAAGCACGACACAGTTCGCAGCGGATGAGACGCCAGTGATTGTGAACACTCAGCCATACAGTCGGAAGATCGAAGTTGGGCATATGGTGATGTCGAAACCAGATGGCGTTTATCAGGACGTAATGCGGATGGTGCGCAGCCAGTTCGGTCTAGTGATTACAGTAAAGTTCAAAATGATCCTCATCCCGAATGGCTACATCCTGAAGGGTCGCTTCCGGAAAGGCTACAAGCCCGGCGCGCGCACAAAGTTGGCGCGTGACACCGCAGCAGGCGCTCGCATGACTTACCCATCACTTGAATTGGCGATGAGATGACACCTGCTGTTTATGACGCCATCAGGAATTATCTTGAGGCCAATTACGCATCAACCACGTTGTTCTTTGAGAACGAAGTCACTGAGGCTGCGTTGGATGGGCAGGCTCCTTGGGTTCTGATTGAGTTTGCCACGTCAAACTACAGGCAGATAACGATAGGCGCTGGTTCTCAATCAGAGAATAGATGGGATGAAGACGGGACATTTTTCGCGCATGTCATGGTCCCGGCAGGAACAGGAACGCGAGACGCATTTGCCTATTCTGCCATCATCGCGGACCTGTTTCGCGGCACAACCCTAATGGGCGATCTACTTGAATTTGATGACGTTACCGATGGGTTTGGCGACTCATCTGAAGATGGTATGTGGTACAGAGTGAGTGTTTCTATTGACTGGAGACTAATCAACGCACGAAGCTAAAATATCGCGGATTTTGTGCAAACGTAGTACACAAAGCGGCCCGATTTGGTGCTGGTAACACCGCATCGGGACTAACCAAGCCGACCGTAGGAGGGTCCGCAATGGCTGCAAGAGCTATCCGTCAGATTCGTGTTGAAGGTCAAGTGGCTTACGTTCCACTGACGAGAGGGCTTGAGGCGGTCATCGACGCGGCGGATGTGCCGTTGGTCGAAAAGCAGAATTGGTATGCTGCCGCAGACAATAATACTTTTTATGCTGTCTGCAACGCATCGAATCATTCTTTGCTCTCAAAGCGGAGTAGAGGTTGACCATCGTGACGGAGACGGGTTGAATAACAGGCGCTCAAACTTGAGGCTGGCTACTCACGCCCAAAATGTGCGCAACAGAAGACCAGATCGCAACAGCAAGTCTGGCTTTAAGGGCGTCACTATGAACCGCCGTAAAGGCCGCTGGGTTGCCAGGATCATGTGCGATCGCAATCGCCTGTTTCTTGGTTACTTCGACAATGCTGAGGACGCTCATGTGGCGTATGTCGAAGCCGCAACTCGTCTTCATGGCGAGTTCGCAAGAACGTCTTGAACCTCAAACGAATTTGGAGATCCACATGAAAGCAACAGTGACAATCCCATTCGGCACGGTGAACCAGAAGTTCAAGCCGGGCGACACCGTGACCATTGAAGAGGTCGGATCCGTTCTTTTCTATGCCTGTACCAGTGCCAAGCGCTCGGCGACAGAACCAAAGAAGTCCGAACCACAAATCGTCGAACAAAAAGACTGACGACGACCCCGTAACATCCATCATACCAGCCGCCTCCGAGCGGCTTTTTCTTTGAAAGGACGCTGCAATGACTTCAGCAAATAGAACCCGCGTGAGCGTTGTGAGGGAGGTCACTCCCGGCATTACCCCTGCGTCGCCTCGCATGAGGATTGCCCGCATCACGGGTGAGAGCCTTGCTTACAATCCTGAATACACCGATTCAGAGGAGTTGCGCGACGACCGCATGATGAATGATCCTATCTTGGTCATGAACTCCTCTGGCGGCGGGGTAAACTTCGAGCTTTCGTATCCAGAAGATGAATCGCCACTCTCTGAATTTATGATGTCGGCATTCATGAGCACATGGGCGAATACTCCACAGCGATTTAATGACGGTGTTGCCGATAGCGTTGTCACAGATGTCGCAGCAACAGGCGTTATCACGGTTACAACCGGCGCGGCATTCGCAGCGGGCCATCTAATCCGCAACAGCGGGTTCTCCACTCCTGCAAATAACGGCACTTTCAGAGTTACGGCAGGCTCGGCAACAGTTCCTTCCGTTGGCGCAGGTCTGCTATCGGCTGAAGCCGTCCCTCCTGGTACAGCGCGAGTCAAAGTGGTTGGGTTTGAAGGCGTTGCTGGCGATATCACAACCACAGCTACTGGGTTGGCGTCAACAGCACTCGACTTCACAACACTTGGCCTTACAGTTGGTAAAGCTATCAAGGTCGGTGGTGCTTTGGCATCTCAGAAGTTTACCACAAGCGCCAACAATGCATGGGCGCGTATTATTGCAATTACAGCAACCTCTCTTACACTCGATAACCTTCCTTCAGGATGGGCGATTGACGCCGGCGCAGGCAAGACCATCAGGGTATGGTTCGGGGATACCATCAAGAATGGCGTGACCGCCAACTCTTTGTCGATTGAGCGCGGGTTCATGGGACAGATTGTTCCGTCCTACATCATTAATACTGGTATGCAGGCCGATACCATGCAGATGACCATTGCTTCAAAGGACAAAATAAAGGGTTCTGTTGATTTCAAAGGAATGGGTGGTGGCTCTGGCACTGTAACTGTTGATGCGTCGCCAGACCCAGAAACAACAACGCCTGTGTTCGCCTCAAATCCAAACTTCCAGCGGCTTTCGGAAGGGGGGTCTACTGTTTCTGGGCCAAACTGGGTTCAAGCTGTAGACTTCACGATCAACAACAACCAGCGCATGATCGAGGACATTGGCTCCGTATCGCCGGTTGAAATCACTCCTGGTGAATGTCTGGTTACTGGAAAGTCTGATTTTATCTTTGGGGATCAGACAATTCTCCAGAAGTTCTATAACGGGACGCCGACATCAATCTTTATGTCGATGGCTAAGGCTAGTCGCGGCATGGTGTTTCAGTTCCCTCGTGTCACTTATCGCGGCGGAACAAACCCGTCGGCGACCGGGAAAAACACCGACATCCGCATGGCCTTGGATTGGCAGGCTTCGAAAGACACCCTGACGCAAAGCCACTGCATCATGGAACGATTCGAATACGTCGAATAATCAATCCAGCCCCGACGGCTGGTAAGCTCTCGCTAAGGCGAGGCGCATGCGCGACGGAGGGCTCGTCGGGAGCCCTCCGTTACCCTTCCCCGACAAGGACAATTCAAATGACTGTGAAACTTTCCAGCCTGAGGGCTGACCTGAAGCGCGAATCTGATGGCGATTGGGTTCCCTACCCAGAGCTGGGATCAGATGTTGCCTTTAAAGTCCGCGCTCTCTCTTACGGGCCATATCAGACGAAGCGCGACCGTGAAGCCAAGCGTCTTGCCATGCGCTACCCTGACGGGCAAATCCCACAAGAAGAAGCAGACCGTATTGACGGTCAGTTGTTGGCGGAAGAAATTCTTCTCGGCTGGCGCGGCTTCGACGTGCCTTACAGTGAGGAAGCAGCACTCGACACGCTGTCCGACCCCGCATATCGGGAGGTCCGCTTCGGCGTCCGTTCTTGCGCGATACGCATTGCAAATATCAAGGTTGAATTTGTCGATACCGCAATAAAAAACTCCGCGCCGCCTTCCGGGAAGAGCTGAGTTCGGAAGGCGAGACAAACCGGATGGTCGCGGCTTTGGCCGCTGAGTCCGATGAGGCCGCCGCCCTATTCGCTGGGCGGGTCAAAGCGCGTCAACAATACCCAGACTGGGCTCAGACCTACCTTAATGGCTGGTCTACGCTGAAATTTGACAGGTCGTATTCGCACGGCGGGTTCGGAAGAATCTGGAATGGTGCGATGCGGTCGTATGCCCGCGATCTAGGGCTTGTCGGCGAAGATGCCGCCGACTTCGTACTTTTCGTCACAGTTTTGGACGATGAGTACATGGACGTAACCCAAGAGCAAATAGCCGCAGCGGCAGGGAAGGAGTGAAGAGATGACAACGAAACTTTCTTCCCTGCGCGTTACCGCCGATATGGACTCCTCCGGCTATACCCGTGGAACTGCGGAAAAGGTGGCTGCTGACGAAAGGCTGATACAGTCGTCAAAAGCGGCTGGGCAAGCGCTTGCTGCCCAAGACGCCGCTGCTGAGAAGCTCGGGCCTGGCATCCGGTCCCTTTCTCAGTCTTTTATTTCTGGTTACGGGCCTGCTTCAAAATTCAATGATGCACTGCAACGTCTAAATGGCAGCCTTGAACGCGGCATGTCGTCAGAGCGTGGTGTTCGGATATATGAGGGGATATCGTCCAAGTTTGGGCAGATGGCGAACGCTGCTGATGTTTACCAGCAAAAGATGGTGTCACTTGCTCCTGTCGTCGATCAAGTCAACCGCAAGATGGAGGCGCAAGCCGAGATCGCACGGCGGGATTCAGCGTCAATCCGGGAACTTGCCGATGCGCAGCAGGCACAGGCACGGATCAACTCCCAGCTTGGGCAGGCTGGGCTTGGCCGTCAGTCCGCAGCCTATACGCCAGATCGTCTCCGCGTCCTCGAAGCTGAAGCATCTCGGCAGCAGCAAGCCGAAGCCGATGCCTTGAAGTCATCCATACAAGCCGAAATCGCACGACGCGAGGCAATCGGCGGGGCGCTCGGACGTAATATTGACAGCCGCCTTGGTCGTTCAACACTTGACCCAAAAGGCCGCGAAGCCAGTGCATCCGCCTCTGTATTTGAAGCGCAGTTCGCCAAAGACGACGCGACCAACCTGAAACAGATGCAGCAATCCGCAGCGTCTCTTCGTCAATCTCTCTTGCCGATGCAGGCGGAATTGGAACGTAGCAAGGCCAGCTTAGGTGAGATAGATAGGCTCGAAAAGGCTCGCGTCATCTCTATTTCAGAAGCTGCCAGCATGAGGCAATCTGAAGCCCTGCGCACCGAACAATCTCGTAAGTCAATCGAAGGCATGTTTATTCATCAGAGTAAGTATGCCGGCGCTGTTGGGCTTGCTCGGCATGAGATGGTGAACCTTTCTCGTCAGGTGCAGGACGTTGCCGTAACCCTTCAGGCGGGACAGCCTCTTTCAACCATTATCCTTCAGCAAGGCACTCAGATCGCTGACATCTTTGCGTCGTCGCAATCGAGTTTTAAGGGCTTTATCGGGCAGGTCGCTTCAGGCGCTGTCAGTGCCGTGACCTCCTTGACCGGGATCGCGGTTGCGGCAACGGCCGTTGGTGCTGCGCTTGTCTATATCGGCACACAGTATGGCAATTCACAGCGCGAAGTTGAGCGCCAGATAAGCGGTATCGGGCGGGGTTCTGGCGCGACGGTTCAAGACATCAACAATGTTGCCGACGCTCTGACAAACCAGCAGCGGATTTCACGCTCGTCAGCCCGTGAGTTGGCAAGTATCTATGCAGGGACAGGGCAGATTTCAGGCGCCAACATTGGCCGCGCTTCTGCGATCACACGCGATTATGCAGCGCAGACCGGCGCATCTGGCCTCAAATCTGCTGCTGACGAACTTGCCAAGTCACTGTCTGGCGATCTGGTGCAAGGCGCTGAAAAACTGAACGAGAAGACCGGGTTCCTCACAAATACAATGCGGGAATATATCCGCACATTGCAAGGTGCGGGCGATCGACAAGGCGCTGTTAAGGCCATCATTGATGGAATGACGCCAACGATCGACAAGGCTGCGGAGCGTGTTTCTTTCTTCACCCGAAAATGGGAGGAGGCAAAAGATACTTTTTCCAACTTCGTTGACCGGATTGGTGAGGGGTTTTCTGGATCGGTGGACACGGCAGCGCAGTTGGCTCTGATCAACGCTGAAATAGCCAAGATCAATAAGGGCCAAGGTGGAGGCGCATTCGGCTCTCTGTTTGGCGGAAGTTCGGGTTATCAGAAGCATAGGTTGAACGATCTACTCGCCGAGAAGGATTATCTCGAAGGCATTGTTCTTATCAACAAGCAGCGCACCGAGTTCGAGCAAAAGGCTGCTGTGGCTGCCCGTGAATCACTCGAATCTGGCAAGCTGATCAGGTCATCAAATCCTGAATTGGAACGCAAAAAGGAACTGCTTGAAGAAATCAACAAGCTTGAAAAGGTTGGCTCTACCGATCAGGGCCGCGCATCTCTTGGCATCGACGCTTCGCAGATTGCTCGCGCTACTGATAGCCGCCGCCAAGCAGCAGAAACCATCCTCACCGTAGAACAGCGACTTCGTGCCGAAGGCGACCTGATTCTGAGAAGCGCTTTGGCCAGGACTGTTGCTGACCGGGCAAGCCTTGCGATCAAAGCCGCCGAACTTGAAATGGCGGGTAAAGAACTGAGTGAGATGGAGCGCAAGCTTACGATCCAGAACCGACTTCGTGATGTCCAAGCCCAAGCTATCCGTGAAGCGCAAGATGGGCTTCGTGCTGCTAATGACAACGCCTCTCTGGCGGGGCTGCGAACCTATGAGAGGGCTTTGAAGCAGATCGAAATCGACATGCGCGAGCGCCGCCGTAGCACTCAGGGCGCGAACGATATTGTTCAAGACAATATCCCGTCTGCGCGGCCGCAGTCTGGCTTTGTCGGTTATGGGCCTTTCCAAGTTACAGCCCAAGGCGGGGCGGCTGCAAACACTGCTGGACTTGCTGGTCTTGACCCTGATTTTGCGGCAAAAGTTAAACTTCTGATTGCGGCAGTTGGGGATAGTAGCGCGACTCTGACAAGTGGTTTCCGCACCCGTGAGAAGCAGCAGGAGCTTTATGACCGCTATAGATCGGAAGAGCGTCGTGTAGGGAAAGAGTGTAGATCTCGGT